AATCCTGTTATATTATGTGCCACAGACTCAACTAACCATTTACCAGAAAGTTTTATATCTTGTTTATGTTCTTTTGAATCGTCAATACCAGAAACGGAGTCTGCTTGATTGATATTCATTTCAATTATATCACCTGCTTGTATGCCAGACATACCAGATATAACTAGATTAGCTCTTAACATAGTAGATGATGCTAACTCTGATTTTCTTTGAAGAACCGTGCCAGAATAATCCAATGGTTGAAATGTACCTTTATATTGATCTGAAGTATACTGTTTCTCTCTTGAAGTAGAAATCATATTTATTTCAGAATCATAAAATGAAGACATATTGTTCTTATCTTCATCAATAGGCCCATCTGGCGTGATTGGAAATCCTTCTATTTTTGAAACATATGTATTAGATTCTAACTTAAATGTTTCATGATAATTCCAAGTTGATACGTCATATGCTTTAGCATGTATATTGTGTGATATTAGTGTTGAACCATAAGTTCCTATGGCGGTGTGTCTAATCACATCAACATCAGTTTCTACTTTAAACTCAATTGCTCTGAGCATTTTATCAGAATTTGACGATGACGTAGGACTGAGTTGTTCTTTTTGTACATTAAATTCTATCTCTTGTGGTGATATAGTGTTATACCATATCATATCAGCAAATGATCTAAAATGATAAGATTTTGTTGTTTGAAAAAATAGAAAAGATGCATTACGCTCTTTTTTTGATGTGGAAAAGGAAGCCAACATATTTATTGCTTGTACAGGAGATTTGTTAGGAATTATCAATCTATTAAAGTTCTTAGTTTCTTCCAACCAAAGATTTCTATCACTTGATAAATGATTTTCAAATATATTCTTAACTATATCAGAATAATTGCCAGTAAAAGACTCTGATATTTTAGTCCTAATATCATTCAATGATTCTGGTGAAACCAAAGATAATACATATTTAAAAGATCTTTCCTGTATAGGTTCTTTTATCTTTACTTTAGCAAGAATCATCTTTACATCTACTGGAAACTTAGATCCTAGAGTTTCAAATATTATAGATACCGGCTCCGTTCCTAGTAATTCTTCTTCAACTAATACATTCTTAGTATCTTCTAATGTCAAATCTGCAGTTATGAATGAATTGAAGACAGATTCGTAGATATTTAACTCAACCATCATAACTTTTAAATCTATGGTTTTGAATCGAGTAGTCATCTTTATTTCTTTAATGTTAACTTGACAAGGTTCTGTCAGTTCGACATTATTTAATAAATCTTGTAGTAATGTTAATGCCGCCACAAGGTATCCCTATTTAATTAATTTACGAAATTCTTTAACAAACTCAGAAACATAAAAAGGATCTATGAGCAATATATTAGACTTTTTATTATTAATTCTTTCTTCAACTGTATAGTTTGTTATAGGATAGTTAGTTGGGCCGTCAACCACATCACCATCACCATCTTCATAATGATGTACAGCATCATATATTGGATATTTCTTTAATACATATGTATTAAAATCTTGTGGTGCTAATGGCCAGTCTTTATTGACATTAACAATATTGTTAGCAATCAATAATACCCAATGAAGTTCAGAGTCCCCGTATAGTTTATATGCCAAATTCTCTGGAGAGATACCGTTTTCAATATCATATTTTGTGAATACTGAAATATGATTAAGAACATTAAGTTTAGGTATAACCCGTCTGAAAATATCTATAACAGTCTTATTGTTATAGGTAGTAGTTGGATGTAATGAAAAATACATATATGTCCTTTTATTATAAGTTGTTAAATGCTATATGGTCTTTATTGATGAACTCCATTTCTGTAAATGAGAGTGTCATTTCATAAATTGTAGGAGCTCCAGATTTAAATCTTGAAAAGTTATCATCACCATATTTTATATCAACTGAAGTAATATATGATATATCGTACTGTGGTATATTATTGTTAGGTTTTGATCCTAACATCCACTTAATTCTAAAGAGATTTGGGAATCCATATGATGTAGCAGTGCCCATGTCTCTTTTGAATTCTGGTGCTGCAGAATGTCTAAATGTATATAAAATCCTTTTAATCTGCAATTCTTCATTTTCATTCTTAGGGATCATTGTATGAGTTAATGTAAAAGTTCTTTGTTCTGGGCCCTCATATTGAAGTGCTACTTTATCAGTTAATGCTTCACCTTTAACAGAACCACTGCTAACTGTTCTAGCTAACCCAGTGACGACCCCCGAAATCGCGTTTGATGCCGACCCAAAAAAATCCCCAGAAAGACCGGTTTCTGCTGCCGTGGCCAGTTCTCCATTAGGATTCCATTTTTGAGAATTAGTAATTCCTAATTGTTGATCAAATGGAAGTGCTATTGTATATAATATATTCTCAACAACAGGTTTATTTTGGAATCCAGAACCACCCTTAGAATTTCCCTTTTTTGGTGTAAATTTAAACACTTCATAACGTATCCAAGGTTCGACAGTATCAATCTTCATGTCACTAGGATACCTCATTTCAGACGATGAAGAAGCTGTGCCGGCCATATTATTCCCCTATTTTATAGATACTATTATTTATATAAATAATACAATGATGAAATATTATAAAGGGCGTTACCGACTTATTAATCCAAGAAAATATAAAGGTTCTAGGGATAATATACAATATAGGAGTTCTTGGGAACTAAAGATGATGAGATATCTAGATGTTACAGACTCGGTACTTGAATGGAACTCTGAAGAGATTATCATTCCGTATAAGTCACCACTCGATGGCAAGTTTCATAGATATTTTACTGACTTCTACGCTAAGATAAAGGACACAACTGGTAATGTAATAAGATATGTAATAGAGGTCAAACCAAGGAAAGAAAGAAAACCACCCAGAAAGAGTAAGAATCAAGTTCGTTATTTGAAAGAAGTAAGAACTTATATTGTCAATCAGGCAAAATGGGAAGCAGCGGAACTCTGGTGTAAACGATACGGATATACATTCCGTGTATTAGATGAAACCGATTTAGGTATTAAATAAACATAAATAGTATTATGGCAGAATCATTGTTCGATAAATTACAAGCAGCAGCATACAAGAAACGTATACCAGCACAAACTAAACAGTCAAGAGATTGGTTTCGTGATAAAATTAGAGGTATGCGTGTAAAAGGTGCTGATGTTTTAAATGATCCAAATCTTGAGAAAAGATCACGCCCTGCGCCCGGAAGAATGTATACTTATTATTATGACCCTAAACATAAAGATACATTACCATACTATGACAGGTTTCCATTGATTATTATGGTTGGGCCCGCAGCAAAAGGATTCTATGGTATGAATTTACATTATTTACCCATTCCACTTAGAGCTAAGTTCCTAGATCAATTATTGACTATAACAAATAATAAAAAATTTAATGAATCCTCTAGATTCAACGCATCATATAACTTTTTAAAAGGATCTTCTAAATTTGGTGCGTTTAAACCATGTTTCAAACATTATCTTATTCACAAGGTTGAATCAGAGATAAAGTTCTTACCAGCTGATCTATGGGAGATAGCAACGTTTCTTCCGACAGCACGATTCAAAGGGGCAACTGCCTCTAAGGTTCACTCAGACTCAAGAAAACAAATAGGATAAGTTATGGCACAACCATACACCACACTACCAATCACTGAATTTATATCTCATACAAGGGGCAAGTCTCCAAAGGAATTTGCCAGACAAAATCATTTTAAAATTGATATATTAAATGCTCCACATCGACCACTTGAAGAAAGTAGAATATTATCATTGATGGCTCAAACGGTAACATTTCCTGATGTTGCACTTAATATAGGTAATACATTGAGTGTTAATAATAAACCAGAGTTTGCCATAGCATCTGGTGCTAACTGGCAGAATATAGATGTTACATTTCTTGTTCGTTCAGGTTTTGAAGAAAGAAAATATTTTGAAGACTGGATCAATTTTATCTATGATAGAACGGATGGGACTGTAAAATATTTTGATGAATATGGTTTAGCAGGGATAGAAATCACATATCTAAGAAATATTGGTGATATGCCAGACGCTCCTACAGATTATAAACTACAATTAGATAATGTATATCCCACATCAGTAGGGGATATATCATTAGATGCAACATCTACTGATACTATATCAACATTAAGTGTAAACTTTCATTATACTGATTTTAAAAGAATATAATTATAAGAGTGATAAATTATGACATTGCCAATATTAGCAGTACCGAAATATGAATTGACATTACCTTCTACGGGTAAAAAAATAAAGTATAGACCATTTCTTGTTAAGGAAGAAAAGATATTATTAATAGCAGAAGAAACCTCTGATGAATATGAACGTAGTCAAGCAATTGGCCAAATTATTGAAAATTGTACATTTGATGCTGTTAAATATTCCAAATTACCAGTTTTTGATGTAGAATATATTTTCTTGAAACTTAGGGCTAAATCTGTTGGAGAGATTGTTACACTTAACTTATTATGTCAAGATGACAAAAAGACTTTCGCAAAAGTTAAAGTTAATATTAATGATGTTAAAGTTGATAAGATAAAACCTAAAGATAATATAATACAACTAGACGATACGGTTGGATTGGTTTTGAAATATCCAACAATGAATGACGCAGTTAATAGAAATGAAGATTTTAGTGATTTATTATCATCATCAATACTTTCTGTCTATGATGGAGACGCGGTTTTTGATCGTGAAGATTTTAGTGAAGAGGAATTAAAGACATTTATTGATTCTATGAATCCTAAACAATATATAAAAACAAAGGAGTTTTTTGAGTCGATACCTAGATTGTATTTGGATGTTCGTGTGTTAAACCCTAAGACTAAAGTTAAGACAACACAAAGAATTGAGGGAATTGAGTCTTTTTTCTGATTGCTCTTTCCCATACAAGTTTAGCAGTCTATTTTAAGACTACTTTTGCTATGATGCAACACCATAATTATAGTTTAAGTGATATTGAGAATATGATGCCTTGGGAAAGAGATATTTATGTTAGTATGTTAAGTGATTATATCGATAAAGAGAATGAACGGATTAAACAATTAAACAACAAAAGATAATTACTATGCCTAAGAATAAAAATTTAGATAACAAAGAAGCTGTGGATAATTTAGCACAAGCGTTAGATATTTCTTCGACCAAACAAGAAGAGGAAGTTGGTCAAAAAGAAGCTAATAAAGATGCTGCAGAAACAAATGAGATTGTTGTTGAACAAAATAAGAAAGGCAAAAAATTAGATCCGACAATAAAGAAAACAGCTAAACCTATTCCTGTAGAGATTACAGATGATGAGTCAGACCCCGTTCCTGTAGAGATTTTAAGTGATAAGTCAGAAGTTGACAATCCTAAATTGTCATTTGACCCTAAAAATGAAAATGAGTATGTTGATAAATTAGGGAGAAAGGCAGATAAGTCAGCTGGAAAAGTTGATGATGTAGAGAGTGCTAAAAATAAATTAGCATTGATGGAAGCGGAAGATAAACATAATAAAAAGTGGGCCCCTCAACTTAAAATAAAGGATCAAGCAGAACAATTTGCTGCTGATCCTGCTACATTCCTCAAAAAGTTATTATTGAAGAAGATGATGCTTGCCGTTTCGGAGAAAGCTAGGGCAGAAGAAAAAGTAGAAAAAGATGAAGAACGTTTGGCTGCAGCTAATGCAGCAGATGCTCGTCTAAATGAAGCAACACGATTACATGAAATTATTTCTAACACATCAATTAAAGAAAAAGAGATACTAAAAACTACGGAAGAAATAGTAGTATCTAAAAAAGAAATTGTCAGCTCTAAAGAGGAATCAATAGAAACATCAATAGATAATATTAATGATCCTCTAACAGAGTTAAATAATTCAGGTGAGGAACAAGTCGATCTACTTAAAACTCAGACAACTTTACTAGAAAAACTCGTATCAAAAGCAAAAGATGATAGTAAAATTTCTGCTTCCGAAGAATTAGTTAATGAAGCAAGAGATAAAAAAGATAAGGGGGAAGAAAGGGGAAATATTCTTATAAGTGACAAAAAAGATAAAGATAAAGATAAAGAATCATTTTCACTTTCGGATATGTTTGGAAGGAGAGGAAGCTTTGGAAAGATGTTTGGAAAGAAAGGAAGCTTTGGAAAGATGTTTGGAAAGAAAGGAAGCTTTGGAAAGATGTTCGGCGGTAAAATGGGATTTGCTGGTGGTAAAATGGGAGGTATTGGTGGTAAAATGGGCGGAGGAATGCTGGGAAAAGCAGGTGGAATGTTGGGAAAAATACCTAAAATACCTATGGGCGGAATGATGGGAGGACTTGGTACGATGGCATCTGGAGCAATGACATCTATGGGTGGTCTGGCATCTGGAGCAATGGGAGCATTAAGTGGCGGAGGTATAGCTGCTGCTGCAACTGCCGCGGCACCTTTTATTGCAGGAGCTGCAGCATTGGCTGCTATTGGCGGTGGTGCTTATATGTTATGGGATTCTATGAGAGGATCAGACGAATCAAAGGAGGCGTTAGATGCAGCAGAAGAAGCTGGAGCAGTCGAACATAACGTTTTTGGTGACTCAACAGTTCTTGATTGGGATAAAGTAAAAGCAATGAAGCCCGAAGCAATACAGGCTTTGGCAGATTATGATGATTGGGATTCTGAAACCGAAAAAGGGTTTGATGACATAATAAATGGAGAATCAATTAGAGGGCAAGACTATCAAGAAGGCGCAAACCAAGAGGCCAAAGCATCTGAGGATATTAAAAAACTCAAATCCGAAAATGCCAATGTCGATTATGGTGACGAGTGGAGTGAGGACACCAAGTTTGAAAATCCCGAAATACAAAAAGATTATGATAGGTTGCTTAAATTAGAACAATCAGGGAGAATGCAGAAAAATAAGGCCATTGAAGATCAAGCACAAGATATGATGGCTAAAAGTACGGGTATGGATACAGATGATCAGCTTGATAAAAGATTTGAAGGTGAAGGTAGAAGAGGTCAGATCGAGATAGAAGAATTTCAGGAATTACGCAACAAAATGTTTTTAGAAAATGAGGGTATTAGTGAGGATGAAACTGGTCAGAACTGGAAAAATGAACGATTGATTGAAGATATGGCAGAGGGTAGTCTTAAGGCAATGTTAATGCCAGAACAAGTACAACATGATGTGATAGCTGGTGCAGAAAAAGGTACACCATCAATGCATGGTGGTTTATTATCTGGAATTGGTTCTTTTTTTACTGGTAAAACTGAAGAGGGTAAAGACGAATCAACATTTGCTGAGAAAGCTTTTGATTATACCCCAATGGGTGGTATTACTAATATGTTGGGGTTAACTACATCAGAAAATGATAAGGCTACTGGTAAAAAATCTGATATATTCAGTAGATTATCTGGTAAAACTGAAGAGGGTAAAGACGAATCAACATTTGCTGAGAAAGCTTTTGATTATACCCCAATGGGTGGTATTACTAATATGTTA